TTTGGGCTTCTCGCCCAGAATCTTGTATAGATCGGGAGAGGGAATCTACTCATGAGCTTATTTGACCGTATACGAAGGCGGAGGAGTTCGATGGCCGATATATACAAGATTCTGGGCGAGAAGCCCAAACACTACGACGCAACGGAGCATATGATCGAAGTTTGCCGTCGTGCATACAGAGACAAGCCGGACTGGTACACACAGGACGAGGACGCACGGACGCTGGGCTTCACATCGGAGATCTGCTCGGAGCTGTCCAGGCTGGCGACCATGAACATTGAGATCGCTATCACCGGCAGCGCCCGCGCAGACTGGCTCAAGGCCGTGGTGGACGGGCTGGACCTGCGTCGCTGGGTAGAATACGGCCTCGCCGAAGGGAATCTGATCCTGAAGCCAAACGGCACCGGGATCGACAAGGTCCTGCCGGATCAGTTCCAGATCCTCGACGCAGACGACGCGCAGATCTGGAAGATCGTCTTCTTTGACTGGTACGACGATGACGAAAACGACCAGCACTTCACGCGCCTTGAGTATCACCGGCGCGAAGACGACGGAACCTACATCGTCCGGAACTATGTATTCTCAGGCACCGGCCACGGAGACCTGAAGACCGAGATCCCAATCGAGGCAAGCCCCTGGGTGGGTTTCGCAGAAGAGACAGTCATCACAGGCGCGGACCGGATGCTCTTCGGTCTGTTCCAGGTCCCGTCCGCAAACAACCTGGACATCGGCGCCCCGCTGCACCTTCCCGTTGTTTCTAAGGCTCTGCGCGAGATGCAAGACCTTGACATAGCCTACAGCCGTTTTGCCTCTGAGATCGAAGACAGCTCCCGAACGGTCCTGCTGGACAGCGACCGCCTGCTGCCGTCTGGTGGCAGGGTGAGACTGAGTGCTCAGAACAGCGAGGCCATGGTGTCCGCGCTGAAGCTCCCGAAGTTCATCCGTACGGTGCAGGGATCCGGATCCGAGACGTCTGATATCTATCACGAGATCAACCCGACGCTCAACTCCGAAGAACGTCTGGTCGGGATCCACGAGCTTCTTGACCTTGTAGGCTATAAATGCGGATTTTCGAATGGCTATTTCGTCCTGAACGAGAGGACAGGCATGGTCACCGCCACGCAGGTCGAAGCAGACGACCGCCGGACGATCCAGACAGTGACAGACATCCGGAACAACCTCCAGCACGCGCTGGATGACCTGATCTACGCGCTGGACCGTTTCGCAGACGCATACAGTTATGCGCCGCGCGGCGAATACGAAGTGAACTACGCCTTCGATGATTTGACGCTCAACGTTGAGGAAGACAAGGCCCGCTGGTACGGCTACGTCCAGGCGGGATATGTGCCCTTCTGGAAATACCTCGTTCTCTTTGAGGGCTACACCGAAGAGGAAGCAAAGAAGATCGACACCGAAGCCTACACAGCGCGGCAGCGCGAGATGAGCGTGTTCGGGAGGATTGAAGAATGATCACTGACGAGTACCTGGAAGAGCTGGCGGAAGGCGCGGGCCTCATAGCTGCGGACCTCAGCGACCAGATCATCAGGGAAGTCGTCAGCCGTTTTGTCGCTCGTTTTGCGAGGACGGGGGACATCAGTTTCACTCGCACCGACGTCCTGCAGCTTCAAGTCCTGCAGGAAGCCGGATACCTTCTCGGAGATATCCGGAAACTGATAATAAAAGCCACGCGCGTCCAGGCCCGAAAGATCGACGAGGCTCTGAGGGACGCAGGCATCACGGCTCTGAAGAACGACAACGCGATATATCAGCGCGTCGGCCTTCCGGTGTCGGACCTGTCTCCGTCAATGCTGCGCCTGATTTCGAGGCAGTACGAAGCCACGATGGGCCTCTGGTTCAACTATACAAGGACGACAGCGATCTCGGCTCAGCAAGCATATATAGCTGCCTGCGACAGAGCCGCGAACCTGGTAGCGTCCGGAGCTATGTCTTACACGCAGGCCGTGATGGAAGGTCTGCGAACGATACCGAAGAACGCGGACATGGTCCTGTACGACTCCGGGCACCGTGACACGATTGAGACAGCAGTGCTGCGGGCTGTCCGGACCTCAGCTGGCCAGACGGCAGGGCAGGTCACAGCGATGAGAGCCGCAGAGAACGGCGTCCACCTGATGATCGTCTCGAGCCACATCGGTGCAAGGCCGGAGCACGCGCTCTGGCAGGGCAAGGTCTACTACGTTGACTGGCTGAGCATGAAGATCGCGACAGGAATCGACTATCCCCCGGTGGAAGACGATCCGGTCCTTCGGGCCCAGTATCCGGACTTTGTCGAGAAGACGCAGATCGGAACGGTGATAGGCCTGCACGGTGTCAACTGTCGACACTCGGAGGCTCCGTTCTTCGAGGGCATCAGCCAGAACCCCTTCGAAGAGATAGACGAGGAGGCGAACCTCCAGAAATACAAAGAGACCCAGAAGGCTCGGTCAATGGAACGCGGGATCCGTGCTGATAAGCGGGAGCTCATGGGACTTGAGGAGCTGCTGAAAGTGGCACCGAATAACGAAGAGGTCCGGGAGAAACACGACAAGCTGCTGGGACAGCTGAGGCGGGAGACCTCCCGGTACTACTCATACATGGCCTCCGTGGGGCTAAAGCCACGGGAGGTCAGTCTATATGTATAAAACCGTCGAGCCCCCGGGCCCGGCGTTTTTAATTGCCTAGGGGCGAGGCTTAGAGCCCCAGATCAACAACAACTTCATGCCGGTGACGAACCGGCTAATAAATGACGTTAGAAGGAGTTACACATGCAGAACATCATTGAGATCGTCAAGGCTATCCTAGGCATCGAGCTAACGCCGGAGCAGGAAGCTGAGCTGACGAAACAGACCGCCGCAAACTACAAGACCGTCGCGGAGTTCGACAAGAAGATCAGATCGCTGGAGAGCGACAGAGACGGATTCAAGGAACGCGCCGAGGCTGCAGAACAGACGCTGCAGGGCTTCGAGGGCGTAGACCTTGAGACCATGAGGACCCAGCTCGCAGACTACAAGGCCCAGGCCGAACAGGCACAGGCTGAGTTCCAGAGACAGATCGCGCAGAGAGACTTCGACGACGCTCTGACCAAAGCTATGGAGGGCTATAAGTTCTCCAGCACCGCCGCGCGCGACGCGATCATGGCCGAGATACGAGGCAAAGGCCTGAGCCTCGTGGACGGCAAGATCGTCGGTCTGGGTGACGTCATGGACATCATCAAGGAACGCGACGCTGCCGCCTTTGAGCCCGACGAGGGTGATAAGCCGGCCAGGTTCACAGGCAAACTCGGCGGAGGAGACAACGGCAAAAAGTACGCGACCAAAGAAGAGATCCTCAAGATCGAGGATCCAGTCGAACGTCAGCAGGCGATCGGCAATAATCTGCAGCTATTTCAGAACACAGATTAAAAACTAAAAGGAGGCACAAAAAATGCCCGCACCCAATGGAATGACCCTAAATGCTAACGTAGCAGTGACCGCGCGCGAGATCGACTTCGTGACCCGTTTCGCGGCGGACTGGCAGGCTCTTCGTGATATTCTCGGCATCAGCCGTCCGATTGAAAAGGAACCCGGCACCAACCTGAGAGTGAAGAGAGCCTCCGTTACTCTGGCCCAGGCCCCCAGTGAGGGAGAGGCTACAGACTACTCCCAGGCAACAGTCGACGAGGAGATCATCGGCCAGATCAACCTTGAGAGATACAAGAAGGGCGTCACCCTTGAGGCTATTGTCGATAAGGGATATGACAATGCCGTCGCAGCCACCGACGAGGCCTTCAGGTCTGAGCTTCTTGGCCAGATCCTTGACCGCTTCTATGCCTTCGCGAACAGCGGAGAGCTGACCAACGTACAGAGCACCTATCAGCTGGCACTTGCCATGGCCAAGGGCTATGTCGTTGACAAGTGGAAGACCATGCACAAGAGAGCTACCGAGATCGTCGGTTTTGCGAACGCTCTCGACGTCTACGAGTATCTTGGTACCGCGAACATCACGATCCAGAACCGCTTCGGCTTCGAGTATGTCGAAGACTTCCTTGGCTATCGTGTCCTCTTCCTCTGCGGCTCCAGCGAGATTGCTAGAGGCAAGGTCATCGCGACCCCGATCGACAACATCGTCGATTACTTCGTAAATCCGGCCAACGCTCAGTTCCAGCGCGCCGGCTTCAACTACAGAACCGACGGAGAGACCAACCTCATCGGCTTCTATGTTGATCCCAACTATGACTACGGCGCCACCGACGCTTTCGCCCTCCTGGGTCTCAGCCTGCTCGCTGAGTACATCGACGGAATCGCAGTCGTGGAGTATATCCCCGCAGCCTCTCAGGCTCTCAGCACCCTGACCGTGGCCTCCGTAGCAGGCACCGCAGCCGCCGGAGACACGATCCTGAGCGTATCCGAAGACCTCGCAGCTGGCGGCAGACTCTATGCTAAGGCAGCAGCCAGTACAGCTCCCTCCGCTCCGGCTTTCGGTGCACAGCTTGACAGCACCTGGACGCTGATCCCTGCCAGCGGACTCTTCAAAACGACTAACGGCTACAAGGTCCAGGTCGTCGAGGTCAACGGCACCGGCCAGGCAATAGCTGCAGGATCCGTGACAGTCGTCGCCAAGACCTGATGGCGGCCTGCAAGCACGTCTGGCAGGGCGGACCTGACGGCGTGACATGCAAAGAGTGCGGCAAACATCTCACCCATGACGAGTACATGGCCGAGATCGCGCCAACTCAAAAGCCCGCGGCCAAGAAGGCCACGAGCAAAAAGAAATAACCTCCCAGGCAGGCCCGGGATCTTTCCTTTCACATTTTTGTGTTTCTTTATCCCCGGGCCTGCATTTTAAGAACCTTAAGGAGACAGGCGACGTGTTAGTTAGTTATGCAGAG